ACGTACCAAGTAAGATTAAAATCTTCACCAGTGGCAACGTATTGAAAACATTCAATGTTGCCGCCTTCTTGAACTGTGCCTATATAAATGTCCAGTTTATGTGTTTGCTCATATTGATCCGCAGTGACGATGCTCGAAGCATCTTCGAACTTTTTATCACTATAATATGGGAGTTCTACTTCAAGCACGGGAACGCCGCGGGAAGTGAAAGCACTCCCATTATGTCCTGTCTCTTGTACCTGGGAATATACACCATGGTGACTCGAAACAGACGAATCTAAGCTGATCATAGAAGAACCAAACGATGGCATATTAGTCGTCCCACTACGAGAAACAACCATAGCTGTAGGGTTGGAGTTCGCATAGTGCCCCAACATATACTTATAACGAATTCCTCCTCTCCGCGCGGCATAAGCAGGAGTAATCCAATTAAGCAATGTCCTACCAGCTATATTATAATTTACCGCATACAACGCACCACCGCGGTATTGTTGGTACATACCATTCGTTTCAGCACGTCCATTGTACATTGGAAAGTTAGGTAAATACAACCGGTATCTGGCTGACCTACCAAGAAAATTGGTGGTATTATTTTGAACAAAAACACCACTCAAATTATAACGTTTAAACATATCACGAAATGAATCAAAAGTTTCACCGTGATAAACTAAAGATAACGCATCAGTTTTGCTGGGCTCTCCTATAGGCTCCAGCATTTCAGAACCAGCATGACCCGGCTTAGAAGCTAGTGCGGTTTTAGTATTATTCAATATGCCACTTTGTGATGAGGTGTCAACAATAATACCGCTTTGCGACCAAGCTCCATTTACTGACATTGTAGTGTGTTCAAAACTCCCGCCAAATGCTGTCCTTTTGATCATATAATCATCAGGAACAGCAACCTCATAATCTTCGGCCCCACTAATGAAAGTGAGGATGCGAACAGAATTTGTTAAATCCTCATCTGGGCCAGTAAGTTCGTTCAAAACGTAAATCCGTAATTGTCCATTTGAATATTCAGCTTGGTCAGTAGAAACCGGTCCACCTTTAGCTATGCCCAATGGTGTTGGTTCACGCGGCACTTTTGCCCATGACTCTTGCTGAAACCAGTAAATAGGTAACGTGAAATCCTTAGTCTGCTCTATATCAATGATACGAGTAAAAACAGTGTTAGTATCGGGAAGTTGCATGTTGGTAAATCCTCGAGGATCATAAGCTATTAACAACCTTCCTCTGTGAAGATCACTACAATTTATTTGAAAACGAAAATTGATACCGCCACGCCAGTACTTAAAAGGAAATGTAGCATGCGCCAGAGGGGTTTGAATCCACTCAATACCATATTCCGAAGTCCCGTCAGTATGTGGCTCGCAATGACAAGGATGAACGTTAATTGTACCAAGCAACGTATTCTCATTAAGATTGGCTTGCCAATCGAAATATGTAAGTAAACTCGATTTGGACGTAATCGCTCTAATAGACATCTCATCATCCAATCGGGCTCCAGTTACATTGTGATCAACTGTCAACTCCTGCTTAGGGTCGTACGCCAACTTCTCTACGGCTTCATCTATAGAACTCGGGGCTAGCATACCATACATTTGATGCTTATAACGTTGAATTGGGGACACACTCATAGGACGTGAAAAGCCCCATAATTCCGCCAAAGATCCCATTCCTGCAGCTGCCATGCTAGTGGCAGTTGCATAAGGTCTAATTTCCGGTATAGCTTTCAGCTTTCCAGCCCATCTGGCAATAGCTTTGGCTGGTCTAGAAATGATGCCCTTACCATATTCGTCTTCCATTTTACCAGATTGCGAAAAAATAGCGCGAGTGGTGGGCCCTGCTAACTCAACGTCTGACATCCACGCCATAACAGTTATGTTAATTTGACGTTGTTCTGTCGCACCAATTGCCCTGTCAAGTCTCGCCAGCGAAAGCATAGAGAGTTCGCCCATATCTAAAACATCCGTAGCATCAATAAGGTCTAAATAATTCTTATTATGGAAAAAGGGCAATGTAAGCTCACCACCTTGGCTAGTAGTGGGATTGAGAATCACATGCTGCCTCTGACTCAAAATCATAGCTCGATGAAATAATGAGTTCTCTATGGAGGTAGAATCACTTCCTTGCACAAGATCAAAACCTACACCTCGCGGTTTATACGCGCAAATAATATTGCCGAAATAAAAAGGTCCACCGTTGATTAAAAACTTAACGTGCAAAGTTCCTCTCAACAGTGAATAATTCTGGAGCTTGTTCATAACTGCTGGAGTATAAAGAAACTCACTCCATGGATTAAAAGATTGGTTCAAAAAATATCCATTGGTAAGATTGTATGAAACAATACGTAAGGGACGGGATAAAAATTCTCCTAACTCAGTATTTTTAACAGATGCTTGCAACCTAGTACTGTCTACGACAGTGGAAATATCCACCTTCACTTGGTCGATATCAGTCTGGAATTGCACAGTTTGTTCAACTTCTGACTCTGTGGTGATCGTTGAACCTTCTTGACGCATCTCACCTGACTGCGAAATTACATCTGGCTCAATATTTCTAAAATTTTGCTCATCAGGATCAGACGTAAAAGCTGCCAATTGTTTAGCCTTCCATTCCTTAAAATATTTAGATCCACAGGTATACTTACGCAAACCTTCATTCCAGTGACCACGTACTACTCTGTCGGATTCATCTTCTGCAGTTTTGGCAAACGATTTGATATACCTAATAAAAGTCATATAACTAATATCGACGTCAACTCCAGGTGGTTTTTCTAATGCCCAAGCAGGCGTATATTTGCCAGTAAGTCCTACAGTTCTTTCCAATGGGCCAGATTGTGAACGCGCATTAACGCCGAATTTTGAAAAATCGACGGGATGTCTACCAACATCTAAATCTAAAGTTTCGCTACGCGTTTGATGTATGGAAACTGGTGTTGTCCTCTCAACGTGGGTATTACGAGGCTCTCCCCCACTCATTGCGTTTTTAAGACATTGCAATAACG